ATGTTCATCTACTATTCTTTCTAATCTTTGTATAAGATCAGGTGTAGTATTAAATTTGGGTAGGTCTAAATAAAGAAACGCTAGATCATTTATCATTTTGTATCAAAGTCATTATGTAAAAAGTTTTGTAGCAACTAATCCTGCAAAATCATATTTACTTAATTGTATCTGCCCAGGATTTACGTGATGAACATCGTGGTGTTGTTCACCTGCAGATAAAATTCCTATAAACCAATTATAAACTGGCTTACTTTCTTTATGTCCTAACGCATTAAAGATTCCATAACTTACGAAACCTAAAACTAAAGGCGATAGAACAAACATAATAAAGATTGGAACACTTATTAATAAAGTTATAACTGCTGTCGCAATATGCAGTTTCAACCAATGTTTATGAAAAAACATTATACGAGGATTTCTATACAAGTCCCTAACATAATGTCTAGGTATTTGTTTTACTCTCCAGTTATTCAACAACACGTTCCAAAAACCTTTGTGTGTTGGTGAATGTGGATCTTCCTCTGTGTCTGAATGTCTGTGGTGTATTCTGTGAGCACCTACCCAACCTAATGGTGATCTGCTACCTGCCAACATGGCAAGAAACAAAGCAAATACTTCAAAACCTTTAGAGGTTTCAAATTGTTTGTGGGCAAATTTTCTGTGTAAGCCTATTGATAGACCAAACATAGCAATAAACTGATACCATATAAATCCCACCAATAACATTACAAAAATGTCCATTGGTTTTAACTATTCTGATCTATTGTGCCGTCTGGTGTTTCAACTGAATAGCTGATAGCATTAGCTGCACAATGAGCAATTCTAGCATTAGTTCCTTCTAGGAACTTGCTGTCAGTTTCAAAATCTGCGAAGTCTGTTATTGCGTTCAATACAACTGAACTTGTATTGACCTTCTGATCCTCAGAAAGATTTGCTATTTCATAACTAACAATTTTTCCAGCACTTTTCCATTCTTCTAATCTTGCAACTTGATCGGCAGGAGGAGCCCAAAATTCTGTGTCTGTATTTGGTCTGCTCTGTACTAATCTAACTGTATAACTCATAAAAATTCTCCTTATTTACTTACTATTTATATATTTATATGTCTATCTATTCTGAAAATTGTTACCTATTATCTCATAGGTATTACTATTACTTTGAACATTTAACACTATCATATAACTATCTCTAAATGAAAATAAACTATGCATTTTATTAGTATTGATAAAGTATGCCCTACCATGTTCAAAATTTAATATATTACCATCGTGGATAAAATACATCCATGGTGGATTGCAGTCTTGTAAAGGTATCAATATTCTCATACTTGGTTGATCTTCGCTATAACGAGGTAAATCTCTATGTACAGGAAAGTAACCACCAGCAGGTAAATATAATACGTGTGATCTGCCAAGATACTTCTTCCAAGGCTCAACAACTTTTCGTATTTCTTCACTTTTATGATATGCGTCTGTTACCGTATTAAAATCAAGCTCTGTATAATGAACATTATTTTCCTTATTATATTCAGGTATAGAGTCCAAATCAATACCATCAAATTTACCATCTAAACTTGTGATACTTAAACCAGTCCTAGGGATGTCTTTTCTAGGATTATATTGCTTAAATTCAAAGTCTTTTACCTCTTTGAGCAACTTGTCTGGATCACACTTAAATTTTAAGGGTATTACATCGCCATATGTCAATAATCTAGTATAACTCATATAGTTATTTAGTCTATAAATAGTGCCGTCTAATTGACGGATTAGTCAAAATATGATATAATATAGTATGAAAAATGTTAATATAATATGCACAAGTAAACCTGGTGATGGCCTTCTACATTATAGTTATGAACATTGTTGTTTTCTCAATGATCTAGGTATAAATGCAAAACTTATAATAGTTAGAAACCATAAATTTACTCAACAGGATTATATTAATGCTCTAAATGAATGTTATATAAAATTTGAAAATGTAGTATTTGATTTTTATACTCCTACGGCAAATGACATAACGTTAATTATGGGTAGAAGTCAGGTGACTTTAGCATACTTAAATAAACACACTTACAATAATGATCAACTTCTAACTTTACATTTATTGTTTAGCGGCAATCTCATATCTGTATATTCTGAAAATCATATTAGAGAATATCCTATTGCATTACAATATTTCAAATCTAAAAAAGTAATTGACTTATGCGACCATGATGTATATGTTAATGGTGTAGGAGAACAATTTGAAAAGATAATTAATTATAGTATTTACAAACCTATAAAAGAAGATATACAATTTAAGTATTTGTTTTTAGGCACAAATGAAATCTATTATAAAGAAGTAGAAAAACATATAGACAAATATCCTAATCACGGTATTATAACTTATAATGATAAGTTTATTAATCCTAAACTAAACAATGTATTTGTACCAATTAAAAATATATTAGGTAAGTTTGAAACATATGTCTATACAAAACCTAACTTTGATCCTGCACCTCGTTTGTTTAATGAGTTTAGATGGTTGAAAAAAGAAGTCATTTATTTAAGGGATAAATATAAGCAAGATGGCGGCAGAGTATATTGGAATAGACCTGTGAAGTGTTTAACACAAAGTAAAGACAAAGTAAAAAATTTATTAAAATGGTTACAATAAAAGACGACATAAATTACTTCCTTAACAGGAAAGCAATCAACATTGATATTGGTTTTAGATGTTCACTTGAATGTCCTAAATGTCAAAGACAATCACAGCACAGAAATTTTGGTCAAAAAGTTCCAGGTTATGATCTTACTATGGATGAGATATTAAAGTTGGCAAATTTTTATCGTTCATTTGTATTCTGTGGTCAGTTATCTGACCCTATACATCACCCACAATTTGCTAAAATATTAAGAATACTACGTTTGAAAGATGTAGATTGTCAAATACATAATGCCTCATCTCATAAACCTGAAAAACATTTTATAGAATGTTTTAAAGCTAATCCAAAAGCTAGATGGGTGTTTGGCATAGATGGAATGCCTAAAGATAGTCATAGATATAGAATTAACCAAGATGGTGAAAAATTATTTAGAATGATGTTAGAGGCAAAAAAGATATTAAAAAAACCACCTGTATGGCAATATATCGTGTTTAGTTATAATGAAGATAGTATAGACGCTGCTAAATCACTTGCAGATAAACATGGATTACCTATAATGGTAGTACAATCATCTCGTTGGAAAGGAGATGATGATTACTTTAAACCTAAAAAGGAGTCCTTAAATGCCTTCTGATTTTCAACCAAGATGTATGTTGCAAGGTAAAGAAAGAAGACAACAGGCTGCTGTCACAAATAGAGGTCACTTAATACCTTGTTGTTGGATAGATCAACCAAATGAATTAGAACATCCAGTTATGAAAGAGATGTTAGCAGTTAGTAAGATAAGTGAAGTAGAAAGTATAGATGAAATATTATTATCTGAACCATGGCAAAAGTTTGCTAAAGATTTAGCAGAGCGTAATATGAAAGAGATTATGCCAGTTTGTCTTAAACATTGTAAAAAATGGTCAGGTGGTAAAGACCAACAGAAAGTAGAAGAATTACATAGAGATGGTAAAACTTATTTGATTGCAAATCCTAATGAGAATGATGGTGATGATCATATTGACATAACTAAAAATACATTTACGGTAACTGAAAAATGAAGAAGATATTATTAGTCGCAGGTTGTAGTTATTCAAACGAAAAATTTAGGTCAGTACATCATCCTGAATTAGATATTGATTGGCCATTATGGCCAGAATTACTTGCTGAAAAGTTAGATATGGAACTTGTAAATTTAAGTTGGTCTGGTGCAGGACAAGAATATATCTACAGTAATATAATTGATAAATTACAAACTATTGATCACTCAAAAATAGGTTACGTTATTGCAGCTTGGAGTACAGCACCTAGACGTGATTGGCAGTATGAAGAATTACACTCAAAGAAAGCAATATGGTCAAATGATATGAACGACTCAAAAGGTTATATGATCTACTGGATAAACAGATCATTAAGATACTATTATAGTTTTCAAAGTGTGTGTGAAAATTTAAAATTACCTTATATGCAATTTCAAATGATAGACTTATTTAAAAGTTATCTATGGCAAGAAGTTATTAAAAGAAGATTTAAAGGTGTCAGCACTAGAGATGTTGCTGAAACATATTTGAATAAGGCTAGTGATCTTAATCCAGAAGAAGGATACTGGAAAGAACAAAAAGAAAAAGAATACTTGGCACATATACATAATAGTCCATACTACGAAAAAATTAATAATAATTTTATAGGGTGGCCTACTGATCCTAAATTAGATGGTTTTTGTGTGGCAAATAAAGTATTAGATCCAGATACTGATAGAATATCAGAATTAGATAGACACCCTAATAAACAAGGGCAAAGGAAAATAATGGAGTTTCTATATGAAAAAATACTTAATAGTTAGTGGTTGTAGTTATACAGCTGCTAAATATTTTTGTTGGGCACATCCTGAAATAGATACTAGTTATCCTAGATGGCCTGAACTACTTGGAAAAAAATTAAATATGAAAGTAATGAATCTAGCAGCTCCTGGTGCAGGTAATAGATTTATATTACAAACTCTATTAGAGGCAATAGAAAGAACACCTAAACAAAAAATAGGTATGGTAATGGCTGCATGGTCACAAGCAAATAGAGATGATTGGCAGGATTTTCATATAACAGGAGTGCCAATTGCTTTTCCTAATGAACATTTTATATCAGGTTTTAAATGGAACAATACTAGAATAAGAAGACCTGGTGATATTTTTAGTTGGGTAAGAGAGTCATTACTAGGTTTTATAACTTTACAAAATGTATGTAAAAGATATGACATACCTTTCAAACAATTTCAAATGATTGGTTTGTATAGACCTTGGATATCAGGACTTATGAGAACAGAAACAGACCAACAAGCTGGCTTACCTAGATATGAATATAAAGGAAATAGAGCAGAATCAGAAAAAATGATAAGAAATTTAATAAAAGACTATGAAAAATTTATTGACCCTAATATTTTTATAGGGTATCCAAAAACTATTCACTTAACTGATAAACTATCACACCCAATGGATTGGTCATTAGGTATAGATGATCAGATAAGTAAAATTGATGAACACCCTAATAAACAAGGACAAGAAAAACTAACGGAGATTATATATGACAGGATGGGATAGAGATTTTAAAGAAAACAAAATCCACTATATGCACCTTTTTGAAAAGTCAATGCAAAAAGAACAAGAAGCAAACATTGAGTTTTTAGAAGATAAACTTAAATTACACACAAATAGAAAATATGTTGTTGCTTGCCAAAGTGGCACAGACGCTTTACACTTTGCATTAAGAAGTTTAGATATAAAGAAAGGCGATGAGGTAATGACTACACAATTCTCATGGATATCTACAGCGTCCTGTATATCTATGGTCGGTGCAACACCTGTATTTTGTGAGATAAACGCTTTAACTTATCATATGGATTTAGATAGTATTAAACGTATGTATTCGCCTAAAGTAAAAGCAATAGTTTATCCTCATCTATTTGGTTATATGTCTGAAACAAAAGAAATATTAGAATTTTGTAAAGAGAAAAACATTGCCTTTGTAGAAGACGCAGCTCAATCACTAGGTGCAAGTCTAAATGGCGTTAAAGCAGGATCAATAGGCGATATATCAACATTAAGTTTCAATGCAAACAAAGTTGTTTCTGGGATTGCAGGTGGTGGTGCTATCTGTACAAATGACAAAGAAAAAGCAATAATGTTTAGAAGATTAAGAAAACATGGCGAAAACAAAACACTAGGATACAATTCTAAAATGTTATTAATGAATGCCGAGTTTATTAATTTTAGATTAACTAAAATGAAAGAATGGCAAGAGAAAAGACAAGAAATTGCTAAACTGTATAATGAACAATTAAGACCATATGTAACCTTGCAACCTACCTATAACAATTTAGATCATAACTATCACAAGTATGTTATAAGAGTACAAAATAGAATGGTTAGAGATAATCTTAAAAAAGTATTAGACGCAAAGGTACATTATGGTATGCCTTTATCTGAAAACAAAATGTATAAAAATATAGAACATAGAACAGATGATATGTTTGTTAGTAAAATAATTTGTGATACTATATTGACTTTACCTATACACGCATGGATGACTAAACCAGAAGTTAATAAAATTATCAATACAGTTATACTTACTTTAGATTATAAGAAAGATGAATTTGTAGAAGATATGAAAAAGTTATTAGGTGATGATTTGTTTGATAAAAGTTTATTAAAAGAAACTACAGAACCTATCTATGATTATATTATAGAGAAGATATATCAAACACCAGGTTATATGGAAGAAGACTCATTTAAAAATAAAATGAAAAATAAAAGAAAGTTGAAAGTAGCATTTAATAAGTTTTATGAAAACATTATCTGATATACAGGAAAATTATCTAGCAATTGACTTCTTTATGTCAATGTCTTGTAATAAGAATTGCCACTATTGCACTTCTTATACTTTAGAGATGAGAAACTTGACGGTTGATATGGATTTCCTAAAACAAACATTGCACTATTTAAGAAATTATAAAATACGTGTTTGTCTTTTAGGTGGTGAGCCAGGCCTAATTAAAAATTTAGATGAAGTAATTGCTGAAGTTAAAAAGAATCCTAATCACGTGTGTTCGGTATTATCAAACTCTTTTGTTCGTAGAAGATACCCACACATATTAAAGGATCCTGATATACTTTATGTTGAACATAACATATTAGATTTTTATGAAGACAGAATTGAAAAACTTGGTAGTTTAGATTTGTTAGAACCTTATGGTTTCATAAAAGAAAATGATTATAACAATTACAATCTATGTGTAAAGACACCTAACTTTTTTAAATATAAACATCTATTTCCTGAAGAAATGAAACAGTTAGATCACAAGAATACAATGTGGAAATCATTTAATGGTAGAACACCTAACAAAGATGATGTATTAGAAGTACATACTCAAGCAGCTGAAATAGATCGTAAGATGTGTGCTGCTTTTCCTATGGTGCCTGTAATTGATTTTGAAAAAAGACATATAGTCCATTGTAGTAAAAAGTTTGCTAACAATCTTATTGTTTCAAAGAACTTTGAGATAACACAGGAAAATATTGATAAGATGATGAACTTTAGATTATTTAAGTATGAGAATTATTGCAAGACTTGTATGGAATGGGTAGAACCTAAAGGTCATTTCCCTATGAGAAAATATGCGAGGTTATTAAATGAATAAAATATGGAATGATAAAATATTTGCAGTTGCTTTAAATCTACACGACCACAATACATATGATGGTGTGTTTCATAATCAAAGAGAAAGATTTACTAGATTTAAACATAATCTACCTTATCACGCTGAGGCATATGATCATCAATCAGACATATTAAATCCTGGCGACTACAGATTAAATAATGAGTTTGTAAAAGATTATTGGATAAAACCAGATGACGCCATACTAGCATTTACATATACGTATGGTGGTGTTAGAATGTGTAAAGATATGTTGCCACAAGATGTATTTGATTATGAACCAAAGAAACTATGGGATCACTATTACAAAGATGGCTTGTATTTTATAGATCATCATCAATCACACGCAGCCTACGCTTTTCTTAATTCAGGTTATGAGAAATCTGATATACTTGCGATTGATGGTATAGGATCAAAATATAGATGTGTCTTCTTTGATAAAGATGAAAACTTACACGAACTATCAGATAAATTACCTATCGGTTGGTTATGGAATCATATGTCTAACCTTACAGGTTTTGGCACACTTGGTGCAAGTAAATTAATGGGTAAAGTTGGGTATGGTAAGTTTAGTCAGTATTACTATGATATATTTGAAATTATTTTTTCAGGACCTATAACTGAAAAGAAACAAAAACATTTTGCACATATTAAATTAGATGATATAGATGACCTAGCATTTACATTACAAAAATTTACGATAGATAAAATAAAAGAATTTGTATATCCATTAAAGACTTGCGATAACTTATGTATTGCAGGTGGTGTTGCTTACAATGGTTATATGAATGAAGAATTTACTAAACATTATGAAAATGTATTTGTGCCACCTGCTGTGGGTGATGAAGGACAAGCAGTAGGCACTTATATGCATTGTGATTATGTAATCAATAATAATATACATAAATCAGAAACATTTGCTGGTATAGAATATGAACATAACGTAGGTGAAGACGCTGACTATAAAAAAATTGCACAGGCAATTGCTGATGGTAAGATAGTAGGTTGGTTTCAAGGCAAATCAGAAAGTGGTAATCGTGCATTAGGTAATAGATCAATACTTGCAGACCCACGTAATCCTAATATAAAAGATATTATCAATCATACTATAAAAATGAGAGAAGACTTTAGGCCGTTTGCACCTGCTGTATTAGAAGAACACTACAAAGAATATTTTGATACAAGATTACCTAGTCCTTATATGAGTAGAATATGTAAAGTTAAAACAGATAAGGTGCCTGGCATTACTCACGTTGATAATACAGCAAGAATACAAACGGTCAATAAACAATTTAATGAAAAGTTTTACAATATTATTAATGAGTTTTATAAGATAACAGGCATACCAATGTTATTGAATACTAGTTTTAATTGTAGAGAACCCATAGTAGAGAGTCCTAAACAAGCGATAAATACCTTTAAGAGGACGGCATTAGATATATTAGTAATTAACGATAAGGTGATAACAAAATGAGCATATTTGACACAATGGAAAAAAGACATCACGTCTATGAATATCATAAAAAAAACATACCAGACGAAATAGTAAAAGATTTATTATGGAAGGCATGGAAAATATCACCATCTAAACATAACTTTATGCCTTACAAAGTTAGTGTTATAGGTCCTAATAAACAAGCAGAAAAATATAAAATGTGGTTAAGGTGTCGGGCCAATCATAAACATATGGAGGAGTTAGGTCCAAAACTACCTAGAGATGATCTTTCAGTAAACCCTTATAACGAAAAACCAGAAGAATATACTTTCCATACTAATCCTGCATATAATCACGTAAGATATAATTCACACCTATTAATTTTTAGTGCTAGAATTTGTAAACCAAACGGATATATGAAACACGTAATAAGAAAAGAAGGACATTACGCTGAACAATGTGAGAAAAATGAGGTAGCAAATTTAAGAGTTGCTTCTAGTTGTGAGGCAACTTTATTTGCAGCCAATCTAACTGCCTTATGTATAGAACAAGGTATAGATATTTCATATAACCTTTGTTTCCCTGGCAAAAAAGACAGATGGAAAGATATGCCATACTTATGGTATGATAAAGAAAAAGAAGAGGCAAGGGTATTTGTAGTTATGTCATTGGGATATGGTAAGTATTTTAGACACCAATGGTTAAAAGATAATAAAAAAGGTATTGGTCATTTAGATTTAAAACCTGAAGTAGATGAGGTAGTAGAATGGGTATAGTTGATACATACGAAAAAAGACATCACGTCATAAACTATGAAAAGAAAAACATTCCAGATGAACTTGTAAAAGAGTTATTATACAAGGCATGGAAAATTACACCATCAAAAAATAATTTTATGCCTTATCAAGTAAGTGTACTAGGACCTGACCAACAAGATTTAAAAGAGCAGGTATGGGAGGGTGCTGCTTTTAATCATAAAAGTGTAGAAGAAAGACAATTTAAAGCAAAAGATGGAGAGAATAAAACATATACAACACAGTCAGGTAATGAAACAAAATATAAATTTTGGCCTAATAAGGCATACAACCACGTTAGATATAACTCTCACTTACTAATATTCAGTTCCAGAATTTGTAAGTTAGAAGGATATATGAAAAGAATGGTTGAGAAAGAAGGTCACTATGCTGAGCAATGTGAGATAAGTGAAGTAGAAAATTTATCAAGCGCAACTAGTTTTGAATGTGGTTTATTTGCTGCTCATCTTGCAGGAATATGTTTAGAACACGGTATAGATACTTCATACAATCTTTGTAAGCCTGGTGGAAAAGGATATTATAAACATATGCCATTTTTATGGTATGATAAAGAAAATAAATACGCAATGGTCCATGCTAATATGTCTATGGGTTATGGTAAGTATTACAGATACCAATGGCTAAAAGACTATAGAAGAGGAGAAGATAAAAGACCTGAAATGGAGGATGTAGTAAAATGGATAAAGTAAAACTAGAAAAAATACTTGAACAAGTATTTACACCAGATATTGATGAGATAATATCTAAACAAGATATAATAGGTATGCGATTGAGTGGTGGTATAGACTCAGCGTTCTTATGTTTTCTTACAATGAGTAAATATCCTGATAAGAAAATATTACCTATTACAATGTATAACAAGTTAAGACCTGCAGCTATGAATGCTGTAGATAATGTTCTTTCAGCATTAAGAATATTAAAACCTGAAAATGATAATCTTTTGTATTCTGATATTGCATTTTTTGACACGTCTAACTTTAAGAAGACACCAAAGCAAATGGAAGAATATGAAACAACAGGAAAGAAATATAATCCTAAAGATACTTTTCAAAGAGAATGGTTTAGAAAACTATGGGACAAGTATGACAAATTAGGTATAAACTTAAATATCTATTTTTCAGGTGAAACTTTAAACCCACCTGTAGAAGAACAACCTAAAATAATCACAGGTGAGTGGCGTAAGTTTCCACACGATAGAAATGTTAAGAAAGATAAGTTATGGTCTAAAACAGATAAGTTATATTATGGTCATCATAGATACGAATTTAAACCCTTTCGTAATACGAATAAAAAACAAGTTGCACAATGGGTAAAAGAACTTGGTTTAGATAAAACTTTATTTCCTGTGACTGAAACTTGCGAAACAGAAATCTTTATGTATGAAGTATATGCTAAAGACTTTAGAAGAAAATATAATAACCCAGGTGCAGAACCATGTAAAGTATGTTGGCCTTGTAGAGAGAAATATTGGGCATATGGTTTATATGATTTTAATACACCAGAGGATAAGGACGAGTGGAAAATATAGATTTACAATTATTTAAAAACATTATGGCAGAGGGCAGAAACAATACTGACCTTTTAGACTCGTTTAGTCCTAATCAATTTAAAGCAAAACAGAAATTAGTAGATATGATACACAATTACGTTGATATTAATTCTGAAACTGAAATAGTAATCTTTGGTGGTTGGTATGGTAGTATATTAATACCAATGTTTAAAGACGTTAAGAAGATTACTTTAATTGATATAGACAAAGAAGTAATTAATATTGCTAGTAATAGATTATTTAATCATTATAAAAATGTTGAGTTTAGAGTACAAGATGTATTTGAGTATAACAAACTAAATCAGTATAGAAGTGCTAACGTTTTTATAAACACATCTTGTGAGCATATGGCACCTATGAAAGATTGGCCTTTATGGGAATGGGTATTGAGAAAGAACAATCCATACTTTGCATTTACTTCAAACAATATGTTTGGTATAGAAGGACATACTAATTGCGTTAATAATATAGAAGAATTTAAAAAACAATTACCTGATACATCAAAAGTTTTAACTGAAAATGAAGTTATAGATGAAAGAGGTAGTAGATACTTGTTAGTAGGTAAAATATGAAAAGAGTAATATATAGTTTTTACATTGATATACCAAAAGATGAACTTGATATATTTGATAAGAATCTAAACATTAAAGGTTGGACACCTATCAATTACGTCACAAAGGATGCTTTCAAAGAAAATTACGAAAGATTAGTTACCTGTAAGAGATGGTATGCTGAACAATTAGGTGTAGATTTTAAAATGTTTGAGTATGATGTAGATTTTATGTTATACAAAGACAACTTACAAAAAAAGTATCCACAGATTACAGCATATAACGTAGTAAATTTCTATAAGATATATTTGATGTATAAACTTGCTCAAGACTATGACGAAATACTTTATTTAGATTTTGATGTAGTGCCTATGCATCCTGAAAACTTTTTTGAGAAATGGGATTTATCAAAGGGTATTGCAATACAACATAATACACATAAAGTTATTCCTATGGATGAGGTAAGTGAAACATCACAAACTATTCGTAGTCCAACAGCAAAATATTATAATGCTCAAGCAATGTTATTAGATAGAGGATTAAATCCTAAACATCACGTTGTAAATACAGGTATCATTGGTGCAAGTAGAGAACACATACAGAAACTAAAATACTTTGCTAACTTTAATTCTGATATGACAGAAATGACTGCTCTAACTAAAGGCCACGATATGTATCCTAAAAAGATAACAGACTTTTTTGGTTGGGACAATGAAACATTATTTGCAGTTAAGATAGCAGAAAACAATGTGCCTATACAATGGTTAGATAACAATTGGCATTACTTCTTTTCTGATCAAGGTTTTGTACCTAAATCAGTTGTACTATGCCATGCTATTAATAAAAAATTTGAAGTTGTTTGGAGAGCATATCATAATGCTTAAAATATGCACCGTGTATCATCAAGGTTTATATAAACCTGAACACGTATCAAAATTATATAGGTCATTAAAGAAACATAGTAGTGTGCCTTTTGAGTTTATCTGTTTAAGTGATACAGACGTTGAGGCAGATGTAGTATTACCTTATAATCATCATAGTAGTATTAAGAAACATTGGCACAAATTAAAATATTTTAGTCCTCAATTTGCAAATCAATCGCCTGGCGATGATATAATCATTATGGATATTGATCAAAAGATTGTAGGCAATGTTGATGACATATTAAACTATCCTGTAAAAGAAAATGAATTTATTACTTATGATAGTTGGTGGAATGTTAAAACAAATAGATATGCTGATAGAGTTATAATTCCTATCAATGGAGGTTTTTATAAGTTTAAGTCAGGTAGTTTTAAATACATATGGGACGACTTCTCATTAAATCCTGAATACTGGCAATTACATTATTATAATAATGGTGATGTTCATTACAAATATTATGGCGAACAAAACTATGTCTTTTGGAAACTTGATGAACACAAAGTAAATATTAAGTATTTACCTGGCGAGTGGATTGTTAAATGGACAAATGAAGATAGACAAAATATAGAACTAAACAAAATGTATTCTAAAAAGTTTAATACAGATTATATGATATTAGGTGACCCACACGAAAAGATAAAAATTATTCACTATCTAGGACCAAGGAATGAAAAAGATATTTAAACATAAAAGAATGGCCGCTGTGGCCAATAGTAAGCCAGGTGATGTAGATACTTCGGATTGGTTTTCAACATTATCTAAAGAGGGTGAAGAAAGAAAACTGGATCCTAATTCTATAATGAATAGAGCAAAAGATAAGAGAAGTTGGTTTTGTCACTTTCCATTTTCAGAAATGTTTATAGAACTAAATGGTAAATTTAAAGCCTGTTGTCTTGCAACTGAAAGTAAAGATTATAATATAAACAATACATCTATAAAATCATGGATGGAAGATAGTAAATATCTGAATGATTTAAGAAAAGAAATGTTAGACCCTAAAAAACATGGAACAAAAGCTATTAACGAACATTGTAAAAGATGTGTTGCAGATGAAGCTCGTTATGGTAAGTCCAGAAGAACACACCATATGTGGAAAGAATCAAGTACCAAAACACGTTGGGATGCCATAGAAAGAAATGTTAGAATGTATGAAAAGACAGGTGTATGGACTTTTGATGAAAGAATTATGCAAATACAATTAAAGTCTTTTGGTATTCAATGTAATTTAGATTGTCATATGTGTAACCATGATAGCTCATCTATGCGTATTGATATGATGAATAAACATAATGTTTATAGTGAAAAGATGTTTGGCACAATGAAAAACACACAGCGTAAAATTAAACTTGTTGAAGATAATCTAAACAAACAAGATAAAGAAGATGTTATAAAACAAATAAAAGAACTTGCACCATATCTTAATAGTATAAAAATCATAGGTGGTGAACCACTAATAATGAAAAAGTATTTTGAGTTTTTAGAAGAAATAGTAAAAACAGGACACGCACCTCATATAACAATTAAGTTTCAAACCAATCTTACAAAACTAGGTGAAGGTAATCATAGATTTATTGACTTTGTACCTAAATTTAAACAAACTTCATTTACTGCCTCTATTGATGGTATTCACCAATATGCCGAATATTTAAGAAGAAGATCAGAATGGCCAGAGATAGAATCAAATATAGATTTACTTAATTCAGATAAGTATAAAGATAAAGCACACGTTGATGTTAATTCTGTTATTACTTGTTTTAGTGTTTTACGTTTTTATGATGTTATTGAATATTGTAAGAATAATCCAGGTATAAGAAGTGCAGGTTGGTTAATGATTGAAAGACCTAATTCATTAAGAGTAAATAATTTACCTAAAAAATTAAAAGATCAACTTATACCAAAGTATGATGGTTGGCCTGACATACAAGCTGCATTAAAAATGCCTGAAGATGAAAACAATGATTTTCAGGACACGTTGAACTATATGTTAAAACAAGACAAGGCATACAAAGGAACTAAATGGGAAATGAATTTATTTGATGTGTTTCCTGAATTGAAAGAGTTTTATGAACCCAACACACACAATATTTAATAAGTTAAATCCTGATTGGTGTTTAGAACAAGCACAATGGATTGTAAAAAATATACCAATGACTGAAAGTAGTAATAGTAGTGGTAAGTTTTTTCATACTTATCGTTGTTGGCATTTACATAAGACTAGTGAGATACCTATTATAAAAGAAATGAATAGATTGATTGAAGAACAATCAAAACAGTTTGAAGAAATATATAACAGAGCACCTAAAACTGATTTCTTTATTCTTGCTCATACTATAGATGATAGTAAAGAGATGTGTGTATGGCACAAAGACCGTTATTTCTTTAATGGTCAATATCATATTACTATTAAAGGCAATGCAAATATAAGCGTTGATGATGGTAAAGATATACATAATATAGACGTGCCTAATGGAACAATGTGGTATATGAATGGTACTGAATACAAACACAAGATAAACACAGGCACAGGAACTGAACGTTTTGAACTTTGTGCTCCTATAAGTCAAAGACCTGAACACGTAAAAGTTAAAATAAAAGGTGTTGTAAATAATAAATGGAAATACATTGATACTAGTAGTGAAGAATACAATAACTTTAGAAAAAAACTTGCTGAAGGTGTTGAAGACGCAGTTAAAAGAGGAACTGCTAGTAATAAAAGTGTAGCATTTCCTACACCACCTGAAGGATTTAAAACGAATGACTAAAGAAGAATTTGAAAAGAAACTAAAAGAGAAAAAGATATGGTGGTGTCCTCTACCGTGGACTCATATATTCTCTAGTTTAAGTGGTAGATATGCACCTTGTTATGACGCATTGGCACCGACAGGCCATAGTATGAAAAATACAAAGATAAGAGAGTGGTATACTTCAGATTATCAAAATAGATTAAGAGAAGAAATGCTCAAAGAAGATTACGATGGTAAATTTTTTGATCATCATTGTACAGGTTGTAGAAAACACGAGAAGTTATATGGTCGTTCAGATAGACAAAAATATGTTGAACAAGTATTAGCAGGAACATTTGATAACAAAGTACCACAGTTATTAAGAGCAGTATTAAAATTCCAAGAAGAAGGTAAGATTGATTTAGATGAAAGAATACTAGATATTAAAATGAAAATGTTTGGTAATGCTTGTAATTTAGATTGTTATATGTGTACTCCTAGAAGTGCTAACACAAGAACTATATCTCTTAACAGAATACTTAAAAACGAAGGCAAAGTTTTTGATCCTGATTTGGATCCTAAAGATGGTGAAAGAATGAATACAATGAAGCACGATGAGGAAGAACATTTAGATGATGTAGCTTCAGTAGCAAAATATACTAAATCAATAAAACTAATTGGTGGTGAACCATTAGTTATGAAAAATCATTATAAACTATTAGACAAGTTAGTTAAAACTGGTTATTCAGATGGTATCGGTTTAATATACAAAACAAATCTATCAGTATTTAAGATGGAAGGTTATGACTTCAGAAATTATTGGGGTAAATTTAAAGAGTTTATTATGAAAATATCTATTGATAGTTATGGTAAGTATAATGATTATATAAGAAAGAAGTCAGACTGGCCACAGTTAATTAATAATATGAAAGTGATGAGAGAAAGAAAAGATTGTAAAGTAAATGTTCATAGTGTAGTATCTTTTTTAAGTGTTATGCATATATGGAAACTTCAGGAGTATTTAAAAGAAATAGGTATACCTCACACTTATTATATTATACAACACCCTGCTATATTACAAGTTAAAAATTTACCATATGAAATTAAACAAAGTCTAATACCAAAATACAAAGACTTTCCTAATATTGTAAAATCGTTAGAGGGAGAACAAGACAAAGAACAATTTATAAAAACAATAGAGTATTGTCAAGCACTAGATCGTAATCATAACAATTATAAGTTATTTGAACTATATCCTGAACTTGAAAATTATTACAGAAAGGTAAAGAATGAAACTAACATACGGTAATCAAACTATTGATCTCTTTTCAAAAGAGTTATTTCCTATGGGTCCTTCAAAGAAAGTAGTTGTAAGTTTATCAGGTGGATTAGATTCAGCTTCATTAACTTATTTAATTGCAAATTATTTTCCTAATATAGAGATATATCCATTTCACTCAAAAGATGTAGATGGTCCTTTAGATACTGAATGTGCTTTAAATGTACATAGATATTTAAAAGGTATGTTTCCACAGATAAAGGATTTAAGAATATTTGAAGTAAATACAAGTGATCCTGTTTGGTTGAAAAAGGCACAAGATGAATTAGACGACCCAATCAAAGGTAAGATCAATGGTGTTCCTAGGTGGGGTAATGTAAGAGGTGGATCAAAGGCACTACAAAATAGAAGAGCAAGATGGACAATGCATAAAGAACATAGTACAGTTGTTTGTATGGCCATGTCTATGAACCCTCCTGTTGATGTTATGAAAGAGAGAGGATTTTATAACGTATCAGAAAGAAAAAGAGACCCAGGAAGATCAGATGAAAAACAAGTAGATTATGGTACCTATATGCCATATCTATATGTTGATAAAAGATTTGTTGCAGGTGTTTTTAAAGAACATGGTCTTATGAAAGAATTATATCCTATGACTAAATCTTGTGCTTGGGGACCTGAAAGTGGTAATACAAATTATCCAGACCCTTGTGGTAGATGTTTTTGGTGTAATGAAAAAGGATGGGCATTTGAGAATAATTTGTTGTAGATTTGGTCAAAAGTTTAGTCAATGGCACGTTGATAACTTAAAACATATGATAGATGAATACTCTGGTCTAAAGTATGATAGTTTTGAAGTTATAGAAGATGATCTATATGGCAATTGGTTTAACAAGTTTCAAATGTATGATAGATTTAGAGATGGTGAAAATCTATACTTTGATTTAGATTTAGTTATCTATGATAAATTACCTAATCTTATAAGAAAAGATTTTACATTATTAGATGATACGTGGTGGAGAGAAACTGCTCATACACCTTTGAACTCATCTATTGTTTCATGGACTGGCGATGTATCTTATATATGGGATAAGTTTAGAAAAGAAGATTACTTTTATGCTACTAATTATAAAAAAGGTAGTGATGAATGGTATTGGAAGTTTATAGATTATAAAACTTATGGTAAAGTCTGTCCTTCAATTAAAGATTATCTATATAATAAACCACCACAATTTAGTGTATGTACATTAGGTCAAATGCACCATCTACAAGAAAAAGGTTGGACTGGTTGGTATTCTGAATACTTTTTAAACAGGTAATTCTAAATCGTTAAACTCTTTACAAATTTCTATACCTAAACAACTGTGTTCTCTTATATGTTTATAGAGTTGAGCAAATCCTAACGTATTTCTTTCAAAGTCATTAATACCTTTATGTTCATATTCAGCACACATAGGTAGATATATCTTTGTCTTATAACCTTTCATAGTCCAATGCAATGCACCTAGACCTTCTTTTTTAAACACACAACCTGAAGTGTTGGTGCCTGTTATAATAACTTGATCTATATCTTTAGGTATTTCATTAACCCAATTAAAG